TAAACACCCCAACTGGCTAAAAGGAACCCAAAAGGGACCGGATTAGTCAGAACGTACTAGGTTCACCAAGACCTAGTAAGACGGGAGCCACAATGAAGTGGCACCCGGGTGAGAGATTAATCTCACCTTTGTTTGCGTCCTGCGACGCAAGGCAAACGGCATGTCGGATGCAGAACCGACTAAGGCCGCGTATACTAGTGCATATGCACTATCCTGCCAAGCTCTATAACCCTTATCGGGGACAGACTTGGAGATGAGCTCTTTCCACCGCCAAGAGCCGCTACCGTTTTTGAAGCGGTAGGAGCAATGACGCGAGGAAAGGAATTCATCTTGATGGGCATCAATTCCAGTATCTTCTGGTCCACAAAATGGACGGAAGAAAAGGAATTCATCGGGCACCTGGTCGATGAGCCAGGGCCTAATGGTCTCGAAGAAGCGGGAACGCATCTCCGAGGACGAAGACCCATTAAGGAGCTTGAAAAGAGACTGGACTGAATCCAGTTTAAAATCAAGCGTGTACGGACGAACGTCTAAGCCTCCGAACCAGTCTTTACCACAAGACTCCCTGAAGGGACCTTCTAAAAAGGTCTTATCAGTGTTGATTCGGAACCCCATGTACGCTAACACTTTAATTAGCTTCATGGAGACCGAACGCCGAACGACAATGTCATCCCCGTAGACCAGGAAATCCTTCCCTGGTTTTCCGGCTTCGGACGCATGGCACGCAGCGGCGAACAAAAGAGTCTCAAGTGGAAAGCAGAAGCCGTTACCCATAGAGCAGAACTTCTTATAACGGCGGATTTCTCCGTCGAGTAGGAAGTACTTGCTACGAATGCTATCAAGAAATCGATACCATTCAGGTGGAAGCAGTTCGCGACACAGCTCTATACTGATGCTATCACTAGCAGCAGATAGGTCAATTGTAACGAACGGGTCTTCCGCTCCAGGGAGTGAGCCCAAACGGGCAAACTCACTGTTACGGCTTTGATCAGAGAGGTCGATACCTATGCGCTTCAAACGAAGGCGCATATGTTCATCAACACCCTTCTGAACAAAACTGTTGAGCAACGGCTCAACGGCTATGACGCGATGCGTCTTCGCCGTTTTCGGAACAAATGATAATTTGTTGTATGCAACCACGTCTACCTTCTTCGAAAAGGGCCCAGTGAAAGGGTCGTAATCGTTACCGCCGGTAGTGAAGCCGCCTGGGTTCGGAAAGATAACTTCCCTAACTTGGGCATGCTTCATTACGGCGGCGAAGGCGTAGTGGTATGCGCCAGGTGACACGGACCAACGGCTGGAAAGTTTTCTCCAGATGTTGGTGGCATTACCGTGCACGCCGATAGAGGCGCCAGGTCCAAACCCAGTCTTATCTAAGATGTGAGACATCTTAGGCTCGTGTCCCAGAACATACGCAATGAAATCGCGCATTTTCTGAAACTCGAACTCATAAGGATGTGCTTTCCCAACTCTCGTTGAGCGAGCACGTAGCCTCTGGTTAACGCGGTGACAGATATGTTCACTGCGATTAAAAGAAGCTACTGCCTTATCTCGAGGCCGGAGAGTAACTTCCGACTCGAGAAAAGGATACTTACGGATAAGAAGAGAGAACTGATTCGCTTGGAAATGTTGCCAAGCGTCCGGATACTTCTGTTCGGACAAGGAATCAGACAGACGAAGCAAATCGTCCCATTGAACAGGCTCTTTAAGTAAAGAAAGAGCCTGGCGGGAGAATGCAGCGTCCGGATGGGCCAGACATACTCTTCTGAGGAGCGAAACGTACTTAGTACGTGCGCTCCCCTGCAGACGTCGATTCCACTTTTGCAGTGGATGAGACGATCGGTTTGTCATTACGACACTCCTTTGTAGATGCCATGAAAACCAAGAACATAGCGTTCAAGGCCAGAACGACGAGAACACCCGCTAGAATAACTAGCGGAGACTCAGGTTTCATTAAAACGAAACCTGTTGGGACTTGACATGCGTCTTGAAAGAAGCAGACGCAAGGAAAGAACCCATGTCGTTCAGAAGGGCATCAACATCGGCTGCGGCGTAACCGACAGGCACGGAAACATTGATCTCAACGAGGCCATCACCCGTAGGGGTTTTGGCACCGGTCAAGGTCAGGGTCCGAGTCAGCTTGGCAGACGTACGACCGACACCACTGAAACTATCAGTACTCTTGGGAGCCGTGCGCTTGAGGACAACATCGTCCTTAACGGAAACGGTCTTGAGAGATCCGATATAACCAACTTGGTTCTGTTGGAAAGAATCAGCGTTGTAGGTCTTGGCGTTGATGATGAGAGCCATAAGGATTATCCTTAAAAAGGGTTTGAAGAAGCTGATTACTCAGCGAAGTTTTTGGACCAGAAGTCCAAGGGCATCCAAGGATCGAGTCAAGTTATCAAATCGGAAATCCGATTTAACAACGAGACCAGAAACAAGGGGCCCGGGGATGCGTGCATAAGTCTTAACTGTTCGGATGGAATTTCCGGTAACAGGCTTACTTATGGTATAACCACCAGCGCACGAAAGAGATTCAATCGTGTAGTTAGTAGTTAGCTCTCGTTTCTCAACGAGACACGAACCCAGTTGAGTCATGTTAGCATCAGGTGCCAGAGCTCCGATGTAATCGCCGACATTAACAAACCAGTCGACGACAAAGGAGTAAGGCACGAGTTCCCACGGTACAGTCAAGAGCCCCTTGGTTGTAAAACCAATGTTGCTCAAAACGGTAGCGTAGTACTCGCAGAGAGACATAGCGCGTATTGTATATACTTCGTTATGTGTAAACGTTTGTTTACAGGTGAACATCCCACTCCAACCGTAACTGTTGCTAACAGTAACGGAGGATGAAGATATAGACCCCTGCGAACGATAAGTTCGCCGTACTCTACCTGATATCTGCTTTAAACCCAGCAAAATGCTTTCGACGTCTTTCATCACGGGCAAGAACCCGTAACGAATAGCCAAGTACGCAGAAGCGGCACTTTTAGCCTTGGAAGAGAAACCGCGCTTACGCGCAATATCGATTCCAGACTTAAAAATGCCGGGAAGCATACCCAGCAGCTTATCAGCCTCGGCAAGGGACTCGTAAAGATTAGAGTCAGCCTTTCCGATATTGCTGAGACACGCCGTCGAAACCTCTGTCCTCAAAGAGGACAAAGCGCTAGAACTGATTATAGTACTAGGCGCTATAAGGTGCCCGTCCGAATGTTGGGGATACCCAAAACCGGACGTCAGACGACCTAACGACCCGTCAAGTCTGTACTCAGTCTTACCATAATACTGGTAAGGGGGAGAACAAGACAAAGACGTAGCCGTTACTTCGCCACCATAACCGCTACCAGGTTGAATATCAATCTCCACCCTTTCGCAAGGGTTGAAAAAGACTTCACCTTTGGTAGACCGCTTATGGAAAGCAGGTACAGTAACATCGCGCATCGAGGCAAAGCGACCAGTTGAAACATTGTTCCAACTGGAAGTACCACCGTTGAAACGCCACTGTAGTAAATCACTACAAGACGGGTAACGTTGGTACTGATATACATCTAACTTGTAGTTAGTGTAAGCGCGTTGATCTCGAAGGCGGGTCCTGTACACTGTAGGCTCCTAGAGGAAGGTTAGACTCTAATGGTACATAAGTACCATTAAGA